GTACCTGATATTGTATAGTCATCAGTTGGAACTAATGTTAATCCATTTACAACAACTATTACATCAGCAACAGCTCTACCAGCATCTATTGTAATTGTAGTAGCTGAACCATTACCAGTAAAGTTAGCTGTAGAGTAAGTACCACCTAATGCTAAATATCTATAAGTAATTTCAGCAGATGAAGCTGGAGCTGTTGTAAAAGTTAATGTAGTTCCTGATATTGTGTAATCTGTTGTAGGTGTTAATTGAAATCCATTTACGAATACTAATACATCTTCAACTGTTCTACCTGAAGATATTGTAAATGCTGTTGTAGATCCATTGCCTGTGGCAGTACCTGATGTGTAGGTATATATAAACTGAGGATCTTTTCCAATATATGGCATTTAATTCCCTATGATTGATTTGATCTCAGCATCATTCAAACCTAATGCTTTAAGTTTGTTTAGTGCTGATTGTTTGTTGGCTAATTCTGTTGCAATCTTTTGTTCTCTAATAACTTTATCTGCTTCAGCTTGAATAGCATCTTGTTCTCTTTGTGCTATTTCTTCAGCAGTTAAATCTAATAATTGTTCTCCTTGTGGAGTTATGATTAATTTTTTCATATTATTTAATACCATATAGTTTAATGCTTCCTGCATAAAGATTACCACCTTGCATTTTTATTCTTAATCCAGTTACAGCAGTAGTATTTAACCAAACACCAGACGTATTTGATGATCTTAATGTACTAGAACCATTCCAATATTGAGTTAAAGCAGTCATTGAATGATAGTAAGAAGTTTGTAAAGGTTCAAAAATAGTTATTTCAGTATTACCTCTATAAGAAGAATTGCTAGAATTGTGTCCAATAAACATATCTGAACCAGCACCACTAGCATTTGCACCAGATGTTGTCCCACTAGCTTCACTACCACTAGTATCTACTCCTGCCCAACCTGAAATATCAGCATAACTAGAAGTTTGTACTGTATAACTTCCAGTCGCAAATGATAATTTAAAATTATTTACATCTGTTGTTCCATAAAATCCTTCAACAAAAAGTTTATAATTTTTATAAGTAGATGAAAAATATCCATTCAAATCTACTGTTGCTACATTTGAAGCTGAGGTTGATGCAAGTAAAACGAAATCAGAAGATACAGCTGTCCAAGCACCATCACCTCTTAAAAAGTTTGCAGAACTTGCAGTACCTGTTGTAGATAATTTTGATAATGCTATTGCAGCAGATGAGTTAATATCAGCATTAGCAATTGTACCATCAGCAATATTTGCACTACCTACAATTCCTGTACCAAGATCGCTACTTGTTAAAGGTGCATTGGTAGGTTTTCTTCCGACAAATCCCATATTTTTATTTCCTATGAACTAATATCGTCAACTGTTGATACCCAAATATCTAATGATGAAGCTGCACTTGATACAACTTTTAAAGCATCACCAGATTGAACAACAAATTTTGCTCCACCATCAAGAACTTGTAAAGCAGAACCTGCTGGGATTGGAGCGTCTTTGACTAAATAAATATCGTTAGTACCATCGTTAATATAAACTGATGCAGTAACTGCAGATGCTGTAACATTCGCTACAGATATTCCCACAACTGTATCATAACTATTCGCTGTGAATAATGTTGCTGCTGATACTCCAACATCATTACTTGTAAATCTTCTAAAATTTTGTGCCATATTATTTTCCTATATTATTTGTTGTTATAAAGCAATTGCCATAGCAATAGCAAAACCTGCTCCTGCTTTGTTGTCTATTTGAGTTTGAATAGCTGAAGTTACACCATTCAAATAACCAAATTCTGTATTATCTACTGTACCTGTTCCAATTTTAGTAGCAGCTATTGAATTAACTGCAATGTTAATTGTTCCAGATGCTGTTACCGGTGAGTTAGTTACTGTAAATTCTGAAGATCCTGCATCAGCTAAACCTACGGAAGTTACTGTTCCGCCTGAGCTTGGAAATACTTGTGTATATGAAATTGAACTAGAACCAAGTGTAGCACTTGTGTCTGTAGTACATAAAAATAAATCGTCAGCATGAGTAGAACCCTCTGATACTAAAATTAATTGTCCAGCTAATTCTGATATTGTGTCATACTCTGTATCTCTTGAAGCAGCACCTGAAGCTACAACAGTATATAAACCATTTTGAGATGCAGTAGATTGATCTTTTAATAAAACTCTATTTCCTGTTACTAATGTAATACCATCTAATGTATCACCGTTTTCTAATCCAGAAGATATAGCTACGTTAGTAGTAGAAGCAACTCTTGCAACAGCTCTTGTTCTAAGTCCAGCAACTAAATTATCAACATAGTTTTTAGTAGCGGCTTCAGATGTAGATGAAGGATCACCTAATCCTGTAATTGTTCCACCAGTTACAGCAACGTTATTTGCATTTTGAGTTGCAATAGTTCCTAATCCTAAATTAGTTCTTGCAGTAGATGTAGAAGATACGTCTGATAAATTATTTGAATTTGTTAGTTTAGTTCCTAATTGAGTTTGAACTGCAGAAGTTACTCCGCTTAAATATCCTAGTTCTGTATCAGTAGTTGCAGATACTGCAATCTTTGAAGATGCATTAGATATAACTGCTCTTGAAGCTGTTAAAGATTCTGTATCAATTGTAGTTGCTGATCCAGTAATCGTTGCTTGCTTTGCATCTAATTGAGTTTGAATAGCACTTGTTACTCCAGATACATAACCTAATTCTGTAGATGTAACTGTAGTTACAGCAACCTTACCAGAAGCATTTGAAGCTAAAGCTCTGCTTGCTGTTAAATCTGCTGATGTAATTGTAGTAGCGCCACCTGTAATTGTAGCTTGTTTAGAATCTATTTGAGTTTGTATTGCAGATGTAACTCCATCAAGATAACCAAATTCTGTACTTGAAACTGCGCCTGCTCCTATTTTACTTACATCAATTGCTGCTGATGCAGAAATCTTAGCATTAGTAATTACTAGTTCTGGTATTGAATCATTTGTTTTAGATAAAGCACCAAGATAAATTGTAATAGTTTCATTAGATAATGAACCACTATCCCAAGTTACTGTTACAGTTGTGTTAGTTGAAAATGTAGTTGCACTAATTGTTCCGTAGATAGTTCCTGTAGAAGAACCGATTGCTTTTACTCTACGACCAACATGATAAAAACTTGTAACATCTACACCAGATACTGTGAATGAAGTTGATGAAGCATAAGCAATAGTAAATGTACTATCTCCGTCTCCATAAATAACCCATTGAGAATCATTATACCATTCTCTAATATCAGCTGTTAAACCTCTAAATGCGTTATTGATATTTGAAGGTAACATTCCTTCAGCAATACTAATTCCACCTATTGATGTATTACTACCTGCTGTTGAACTATAATCTTTTATTCCTGCCATATTAATCTCCTAAGAACCATGAGAAAACTTTATCGTTTTCTGTATTAAATTTATTTATATATGTATTTACCGCTTCTTCAATCTGTCTTTGAAAATATTCTTGTGTCTCAAATGAATACCTAACATTATCTATATCTTTTTCAATAACATCTACCATTATCTATATCCTGCTTTACTTGCAACAAAATCTACACCTTGTGCATTATGCCAATTTGTACCTGAAGCAACTTTAATATTAGCTCTAACATATCTTCCTGATTTTCTTACAGGATTAATACCACTATTTGTCATAGTAGATACACTAGATTGTGTAATATCATCTGCAAGACGCTCTCTTGTTTTAAGAGTAACTGTTGCTGTAGCATCTACTACTGGTCTTACACCGGTTATATTTGCTCTTGCTCCTGGAAATATTTCAAACTCTGATGTTTCTATTTCTGCTTCTAATTGATTTCCAGAAAAGATAGCAGCTTTATAGTTACTATCAATTGCACCTAAATACAACTGTCCACCAGACCAGAAATCTGTGTCTAATGCAATGTTAATATCATCTAAATCTTGAGATATAATATCCATTAATTCAACTGTATAAGCGCCAACAAACTGAGAAAATATTTGGCTAGCACTAACTTCTGCTAAAGACCATTTTTGAGTTGCATAATTATAAATTAAAATCCTATCACAAATACCAGTTGTATTATTTGTATTGTTAGATGATGGATATAACCACATCGCTAATTGATTAAACGGATCTACTGTTGCAACAATTCTATCTGTGTATGCTTTGTTTAAATTGCCATCAAAAAATCTATTAACTTTTTCAGCTCCAATAGCAATTACGTTATCACCATCTATTTGAAAAAATCCGTCATCAGCATAAAAGAATACTCTTCTATTATCTTGACAAATAGTTTTTCCATAAACTGCACCTCTGTTTGGAGATATAACTGATAATCTAAATACAGTTGCACCACCTACATAGTCCATACGAATAATTTGGTTTTGTCTAAATACATAACCAATTTCCCCTGATGTAATTCCAACAACTCTTCCGCCTGAACCTGGTAAATCTTGAAAATCTGCAGACTTTGAACCTTCTGTCCAAGTTGAAATATCATTTATTCCAGACCATTGAATTCTATTTGTTGCACCAGATATGTTTCCTGTAACTAAAAAATCTCTAATAACTCCTGACATTCTAAATAATGGTGGAGTTCCATCTGTAGCAATAGTTGATAAAGCAGCAAAGTTTGTAGATGTTCCCATTAAATAATATTGAGGAGCGTCTATTCCATTACTTGCTATGATATAATTTCCAAATTGTGTGAATGTAAAAAAATCTGTATTGCCACCAGTCAAAGAACCTTTTCTTGATGTGAACGTTCCTGAGTCTAATTGATAAATATTAGTGTTAGTTGCAACAAAGTTATAAACAGTATTAGTATTATCTCTGAATGAACCAGCACCCCTAGCGTCTGCTGAAATTGTATTAGAGCTGTAAGCAACCAAACTTTTAAATGGCTTGTAACCTTGTAAAGCATAATAAACATTCTTAGCAACGTTTGCACCTGGATTCAAGTGTTCTGGTTGATCTGGTAACCATTCACCAAAAGGTACTTGCATATTGATTATTCTGTTATTGTTGTAACGTATCTTCTTGTAAATGGAGAAGCTACTGTAACATCTGATCTAATTTGTAATGGTGATCCAGAATAAGCATCTTCTCTATCATTTAATTCAATTCTTTCTAAAGCTGTTTGATACATTTGCGACCATTGTTGAACTTGATTAGGATCAAATCCACCTAAAAAATTAGCGGCATGAAATAAACTGCCATATAAATAAACAGCAGGGTGGTCTGCTAAAATATAATTAGAAGTATTACTTGAAGTTAATGGATCAAATTTTTTATAATAATTTAATACTCCTGAATAAGTTGAATCTGGTCTTGGAGCAAATCTAAATGTTGAACCTAATATTGTGTATGAACTTGGAACTCCTGTTGTTGAAGATGCTTTAACCGCATCCATTTGTGCAGGGGAAATAAAAGTCATTGGGAACTTTTCCCCATTACTTAAAATATAAAAATCTCTTACTTGTAAAAATCCTGTTGGAACAGTTTCAGTTTCAGCGTCAATTGTAATTGTAGTTTGCGCATGCATCTGACGTATTCTTAATTTAGCATTTAAGTCTGCTTCAGTAAGAACAATAAAATCATCTGATATTTCAGAAGTTAAATCTGATC